TATTAGTAGAGGAAGGAGATGACTTTGGATTTAGTGGAACTTTAGTTGGAGAGTAAAGTGAAAAACCATTTAGATGATGCCTTTAACATAACACCTACCGAAGTCGAAGTAGATGAGAGTGATGTTGTAGTTGGAGTTGATAGAGATAAACCAGATAGACTTACTAAGGATGATGTAACCAAAGATTATGAGTATACTCGTGGCAATCTTTATAGCATCATAGAGAAGGGTCAGGAAGCAATTAATGGTATTCTCGAACTTGCACAGGAAAGTGAGATGCCGAGGGCATACGAGGTCGCAGGGCAGTTGATTAAGAGTGTTTCTGATGCTACTGATAAGTTGATGGATCTTCAGAAAAAACTTAAAGATGTTGAAGAAGATACTCCTCAAAAAGGACCATCTACTGTTAACAACGCATTATTTGTTGGTTCAACAGCAGAACTAGCTAAGCTTTTGAAAAACGGAACAAAAGAACAGAATAAATAAAACAGGGAGAAAAATCCCGAAGTATTCATCATACTCATAAAATGCCAGATGACAAGTTACCGTCTATGGGCGATTTCACTGAAGATCCCAGTGAATTACCATCAGTCGAAGATTTTATAAAAGAAGAAAAAATTGAAGAGAACTTACCTTCTGTCGATGAATACATCGTAGATATAGAGGAAGAAGTAGAACATAAAGAATCAGATTTACCTTCAGTAGAAGATAAGATAGTTGATGAGAATTTACCAACTATTGAGGATTATATTGAGGAAGAAGAAGTAGTAGAAGAAGATATCGAAACTACTGGTGGAATTTCTGTTCAGGAATATAGTCCTGAAATGCAGTTTAGAGATTATGAATTTATTGATATTATTAAAAGACCTGAGTGGAAGGAATTAGTTGGTCTTGTTAATGAGGTAAAAGATAATATACCAGATATTCCAGAAATAAAATATTATGATGATGATCTTGAAAAGATATCAGAAACTATTGAAGAATTAAGATCTCAGATACCAGTAGTTCCTGAAGTAAAGTATTATGATGAAGATATAGATCAGGTTAAACAAACCATATCTGATCTACCAGAGGTAAAATATTATGATCAAGAAGTAAATAATTTAGAGGGAAGATTTTCTGAATTAAAGGAATTTGTATCTAATATTCCTAATTATGATGATGAATTAAATTCTCTTAGAGATAAGTTTAATTATGATATTCAAGAAGTTTCAGAAAATATTGAAGTAAAGGATTTTGAAAGGAAAGTTGAAATTGATAATGTAAACAGTAATTTAAAGGAAACTAGTGAAAAAATATATGAAGAATTAAAGAAATCTTCTGATCAGATACATGAATATAAACTTCATTTAAAAGATGATGACAGGAAATTAAAGAAACAGATATTAGGTCAATATAATCTTTTAAAGGAAAATATTGAGAAAAAAGTAAAGGAATTTAATACTAAAAATATTGAATCTCAAAATGTTATTAGTGGTTCTCTTAAAGAGTATTTTGATGAACTCCAAGAGAAAATTTCTGCTATACCAGAAGTAAAATATTATGATGAAGAGATTGGAAAATTAAATGATAAATTTGAGATTGATATAAAGGAATTACGGGAAATCGTAGACCAAATAAAGGAAACTCAGAAACAAGATCTACAAGAGAATCTTTTAACTGAACCACCTAGTACTGATAATGAAGATCCATTAACTCCATTAGATCAGAAGTTTGTAACCTATGAAAAGTTACAAGAGAACTATCAATTATTTGTTAATAGGGTTCAACAACAATTAGCCTCATTTGGTGGCGGTGGAGAAACTAAACTTCAATACCTCGATGATATTGTAGGTATTGCCACCAATTTAAGTGCTTATAATGAAATGTATCTTAAAGTAGATACATCTCAACCTAAAGGTAAGAATTTTGTATTTGAAACTGTTGCTGCTGGTGCTGGTGGAACATGGGGTTCTAATGCTGTTGGTGTTTGGACTGGTAGAAATGTAGGTATTGCAACAACTGCTAGATCTAGTGTTGCATTATATGTTGATGGTGATACGACTATTACTGGTGACCTCAATGTTACTGGTGATATGTCTTATGATGAGGTAACAGGTAGGAATCTTAATATTACTGGTGTTGCTACATTTGGTGGTAACGTATCTGTTGCGGGAACATTAACTTATGAAGATGTAACCAATATAGACTCTGTAGGATTAGTAACAGCAAGAAAGGGAGTAAGAATAACTGAAGGTGGACTTGTAGTAACTGCTGGTGTAGCAACTGTTGGAACAGCAATCACAATGGGTGGTGGCACAGTAACTGCTACAGAATTTGTAGGTTCTGGTTCTGGGTTAACAGGAGTAGCATCTACCGATTATATCATCACAGGAACTGCTGCTACATTTAATAGTCAAGTTAAAATTGTCAATCTTAATGTTACTGGAGTTACTACTGCAACAACATTCTATGGTGATGGTTCAGGTTTAACAGGTGTTGCATCTACTGACAATATTATCACTGGAACTGCTGCTACATTCAATAATCAAGTCAATATATTAAATGTTAGTGTTAGTGGTGCTTCTACAGTTACAGGTGATTTAACTGTTGGTGGAGATTTAAATGTTAGTGGTGATATTGAATATGATGAAGTAACTGGTAGAAATTGGAATATAACAGGTGTTGGTACAATTACTAGATTAAATTCTACTAATATTGTAGGAACTATATCTACTATTACTAGATTAGATGCTACCAATTTAAATGTTAGTGGGGTATCAACCTTTAGTAATACTGGAGTGGGAACCGTTCATATTGGTGTTGGTACTACTGCACTATTAGTTGATGGTGATGCAAGAGTTACGGGTATCCTTACCGTAGGTAGATCATCCATTACTATAGATGGTGAAAATAATCAAATTAATGTTGGTCTTGTTACTGTTACTAATTCCACTATCGTAATTGGTGAAAATGTAACAATCGACTCTAGTGCGTCTGGTATTAACTCTGCACCAAATGTCTTATATGTTGCTAAAGATGGATTAGATACAAATAATGGAACATCTATTGATAATGCATTTTTAACAATTAAAGCTGCTGTTGGAGCTGCTTCTTCAGGCACTACAGTCAAAGTTCTTTCTGGTAAGTATACTGAGTCTAATCCTATTTCGGTTCCTGCTTTTGTTTCTATTGTAGGAGATGATCAAAGAGCAGTTGAAGTTAAACCAAGCACAACCAACCAAGATATCTTCCATGTAAGAAAGGGTGATAAGTTAGCAAATATGACTTTCAAAGGTCATGTAGCACCTGCTGCTGCGGTTGCTTTCCCAACTGATGAAATAGCAGAAAACGTAGGTGGTGGAAAATGGAAAGGTCCATATGTTCAGAATTGCACAAGTGATACAACCACAGGGACAGGAATTTATATTGATGGTGATCAAGCAAGATTACTAAAAGCAATGAATGTTGACTCCTTTACCCAATACAATCAGGGTGGTATTGGAGTTGCTGTTACTAATGGTGGATTTGCACAATTAGTATCATTGTTTACAATCTGTTGTAATGAAGCAGTTAAAGTAGATAAGGGTGGACAAGCAGATATAGCAAATAGTAATTGTAGTTTTGGAACTTATGGATTAGTTGCTAAAGGTGTAAGTGATCTTCAATATACAGGTATTGTTACTTCATCTGCTGCAATATCACAAGCAGAAGCAATAGTTAATGTTGATACTACTGAATATACAATGAATAATTTTGTTTATGATTATACTTCTGGTATTGCTACAGTTACTACTACTGCTGCTCATAATTTCCAAGTAGGAATGGGAGTAACTCTTGCAGGAATTGGATTAACTTGTGATTATGGATCTAAGACTTATCCATATAAAAAACCTTCTATTTTTACTGTTGACTCCATTCCATCTACTACATCGTTTGTAGTTAATGTTGGTATCTCAACACTAGCTCATCATTATGTTGGAACAGGTTCAAGTGCTGGAACTGCAAAGATTGATGTTGATAGACCTTATGATGG